CAGGAAATAAAGGATAATCCTGTGCTTTGGTATAGAGAAAAATCGCCGTTTGGGTAGCAAAAAAGCCCGATATAATCGGGCTTTTCGTGAGACATCTTTTTTGTCTCCACATTATGGCGGAGATGGAGAGATTTGAACTCTTAACAAATGCAGTATTTAAGCCATAAAACGGCTTACTGTGTAAAATCTGTGCAATGCGTTGAAATTCTGTTGCTTTTAGTAGTTGTTTTCAAAGTATGTATTCAGCTTATTAAGTGCCTCTGTTTTGTGCTTTTGTGTAAGGTGAGTGTAGATGTCTGATGTAGTGGAATATTGAGCGTGACCTAAAATTTCCTGAACATCCTTTATGTTCAGATTAGCCTCAAAACAGATTGTAGCAAAGCCGTGTCGGGCAATGTGGGGAGTAAGCTCGTCAAGGCCTGTGGCAGTCTGATAGTCTTTCCAAAGTTTATCAAAGCGTGACTGTGTGTAATATTCGCCGTCACAATTAAAGACAATTTCATTTTTCTCGCCCTTGATTTTAAGTAACTCTGTTTCAAGACCTTTTGTAAGCAGTACATCACGCTTGCCTGCCTCTGTCTTCGGTTCTTTTATGTGTGGTGCATTGTTTACATGATACAATGATTTTGTGATATGTATTATATGGTTTTCAAAGTCTATGTCGTTCCATTTAAGAGCCAATGCCTCTCCCCGTCTGACACCTGTATTGAGAAAGAAAAACGCAAGCAATCCTCCCGGGGCAGAGATTGAATTTTTGATAATCTCGATTTCCTCGTATGTTGGGGCTCTGCGGTGCGTTCTTTTAAGATTCTTGCTTATTTGTATGTATTGGCAAGGATTGTTTGTTATATATTCATTTTGTGCGGCATAGGTGAAAATAAGGCTAAGTACGGATGCGTATGCTTTAACGGTTTTATATGCCCAAGATTTAGGAAACTTTGCTATATAGCGGTTGATTTCACGAAGTCCGATGTTTGTTATAGGCTCATCGCCAAAATAGTCAACAGCCCGTTCTGCTCGTGGCTTGTATGCCTTGACAGAACCTTGGGCAAGAGCTTCAAACGCATGGGCTTCCCATTCTTCCACAACATCAGAGAACGGCATACCTGACTTAGTTTGCTCACTTTCGGGATTATAAGCAAAAATTTTCTTTTCGAGTTCTTTTTCGGTTCTTGCTCTGAATATGTGTCTCTTGCCGTCGTAGACGATTGATTTTTCGTAAAGCCCGTCGGGTCTGCGGTAATATTTTTGATTTGCAGATTTAGAACCGCACCAAGGGCAGAATTTAAAATCAGACTGCAAAGTCTTTTTGCATCTCTTGCATTTCATAAAAAACACCTCTGTATTCATTTTTTATTGACACAAAGGCTAATTTATCTTATAATAATTAAAGACTTTCCACAGTCTTGTATGGCCTTTGCGTCGTACACCGCTCTATCCTGTTGGCGCAGGGTAGGGCGGATTTTTTTATTTTGTTATTGCTTTATTGCTGTAAATTTATTTTTGTAATCCATAATAGTTACGAGGTGATTTTTATGGATTATAAAAAGTATCAGAAGTCCCGAAATATGTCGTGGGAAATCCTGTTAAAAGAAAACGTCCGAGAACTCCCTGTTAATATTGTTGAACTGTGTTACAAACTCGGCATTGCAGTAAAGTATTACGACAAATTGGAGCAGGGCAATGACGGTAAGTGCACCGTTATTAACAATCAACCTATCATTTTTATACGAAAAGATTGCAATCGGCAGCGGAAACGCTTTACTATTGCGCATGAGCTTGGGCACATAATGCTCGGACATGTAGGACAATACGAACTTATCAATCGAGAAATCTCACCAAATGACAATCTCATTGAGCAAGAAGCAAATGTATTTGCCAGCCGTTTGCTTGCTCCTGCTTGTGTGTTGTGGGGATTAGAGGTCAAAAGTGCTGACGAAATATCTCAAATATGCGATATAAGCCTAATTGCGGCAGAATACCGCTGGCAACGTTTGCAAAAGCTCTACAAGCGAAACAAGTTTCTTGTTGCTCCGCTTGAGAGAGAGGTTTATAAACAATTCCAAAACTTTATTTTAAGTCATCAACATCAGGCAAATCCATAAGTTTTTGAAAATCGTCATCCGTAACGGTTGTTTCATTAAAACTTCCGTTTCGGGCGGCGGTTTTTATTTTGTAAGTATCTTTTTTATAATTGCCACTACATATTAAATCATTTGAATATTCGAAAAGCCTATTTTTTCCAAAATTATTCAATGCCGCATAGTTAGTAATTAGTTTTTCTTTGTGAATGTTTGTTCCGCTGTCAGAGTTACTATTAATAAACGAGGTATACCCTAAAATATTGTTATTGTCATCTACATTTACCATATATGTATTACCTTTGTATGTTTCAACCACAATATAAAATTTGTGCCCATCCTCGCATAAAAATTCCATAGCAATTCCGCTGCTTTTTTCTTGTGAGAAATTTACCGATAAAACTCTAATAAAATGGACATAATCATAATCACACAAAGGGCATTTAATTTCAGCTTCTTCAATTTCATGTGGAATAAAATTTAGTCTTATAGTTTTTCCTATTAAATAATCGACAGAACATTTATAAAAATCTGCTAATTTTATTAAAGTTTCAGAGTTTGGTTCCCTTTCGTTTTTTTCATAGCCAACATAAGTTGTGTATGAGATTCCTAATTTTTCAGAAGCTTGTTTCATGTTAAGATTAAGTTCTGTTCTAAGTTCTCTAAGTTTTTCCCCGAGCATATTTTTCCCTCCAATAAAACGATTTGTTTGTTATAAATACAATACTCTAAATGAGTAAAAATGTCAAGTAAATAATTAAAATAATATTCAATTAGTGTAATTGCACAAAAATCTATAATATTCTTTGTGCGTAATTTACTTGTAAAAGATATTGACAAATACTCTTATTGCGTATATAATCAATTTACAGATACGCAATAAGAGTATTTCTATTTAACACGATAAAGGAGGTGAGATTAGTGCTGTTTTTATACCCAAATATTGAAGCCGAAAGAGCAAGAGCTAATATGACACAAGAAGACCTTGCTAATAAGTTAAAAATTGAACGTAAAAGTTATTATAATTGGCAAACAAAAGGTAATATTCCCATTAATATACTTTTGAGTTTAGCTGATATTTTTAATTGTTCAACCGATTACTTATTAGGAAGAACTAACAATCCTTCTTGTTTCGTAGAAGCTATTAGAAACTAACTTTGCCGAACAGCAGAAAACAGCTTAGGAGGAGATTTATATGGCTGACACACATACAGACGAAATTTTTAATGTGTACGGTGCACTTGATAATCTCAACAAGCGAATGAAATCTGTTGAGAACAAAGTTCCCGATTACACAGCAGATATGCTTGAAGTGTATAGAAATCTCGGTGCTCTTACAAAGCGTATCGCAGAACTTGAAAACCTTATAAACAAGGAAACTACCACGCTGAAAAGAGGTGAAGAAAGACGGAAGTAATAATAATTTTAGGACTGCTAATGCTTTGCACAGCTTTTGTTTCAGCAGTATTAGCAATAAAAATAGTAGCCGCCCTTTTGTATAAAACAATAGACAGCTACCTTGATAAGCACGACGCTCAAATTATGGATCTGATTAAGTGGGCAATGGACGAAGACAAACATCAATGAATGCTTGTCCAAATTAAACGAAATTCTATGGCAAAATAGCAGTAGGAGGTGAGAAGATGAACGAGCTTGAATATGAAAAAAAAGCAACACCACTATTGGCATACAGCATTTTGCATAGCAGTGTCGCTTTTGTCTGCAACTTGGGCAGGTATTATATTTTGGGTTTTAGTTCCGTAGGGAAGGTGAAAAAATGTGTTTGAAATATATTTATTAGGAATTATCGGGATTGCACTTGAAATAACTGCTTTGGTTTATACATTTGCATACAAAAATTCAAAGTATGTCATATCAATGTTAATGCACATACTTGGAACAGTTTGCTGCTTATTGCATTTGTGCTTTATTCTACTTTTCTGGGGACTCTAACACTATATTTCTTAGCAATAATCTTTACAAAATCTTCTAAAGTTTCTCTTGTTTCATCGTAACAAAGATTAGCTATGCCGTTATTTATGCTGTCAATATAATTCCATTCTGATTCATCAATGTATAAATATATTTCCGTGGCACATTTACCAAAATCTGTTTTTGAAGTGTTGTTGTGGTGATACACAACGGCACCTGCACTTGCTATATATGATTCTATAACTTCGGTTCTATGCTTGACATAGAATTCATTGTTTTCTTTTACATTTTCCGAACGCATTGTCAACTCTTTTTCCTTAATTGAGTAATGACCGTTTATTATAGCGGTAACTATCGGAGAAACAATGGAAAGCAAGAGTGCCGAGATAGAAACAATTAGAGCAATGGTACTATCCAATCTTTACACCTCCTTTCATGTTTAAATCATAGCACTAAAAGAGGTGTAAGGCAATTAAATAAAAAAAAAGAGGTGAGAAGATGAAAAAAGAAGACAGAGATAAGGTTATAAATGCTTTATCAGAATTTGTTGTAAGGGTAGCAAAAGGAGAAGCGACCTCTATAGCAGAAGTTGCTGTTCTGCCTGAGGTCGCCAAGGTTTTGTTAGTCTTTGAGGGCTGAGTTTTGAAGTGCTTCATTTATGCCTTTAAAGAGTTCAGTATAGAATTTAGACACTTCTTCGCCGTTATCACCGCAGGGAGACATATCAGAACTGTTAGCCTTTGCAACTGCAATTTCTTTGGCATACAATGCCGCAATTTTTGCAATTGAGTCTTCTCTCATAATTTCACCTCGCTTTCTGTATATGGTTAGTGAATTGGGGTTCACCACTAAATATAGTATAACATAAAAAGGTCGTGAAATCAATGCACATTAAAGAATTTAGTATAATTTTGAGAGAAAACAGAAAACAAAGAGGAATTTCGCAAAGCGAACTCGCTAAAAAAGCAGGCTTTACAAAAAGAGCTATCCAATACTGGGAGAAAGGAGAAAAAAGCATTTCACTTGAAAACGCTGATAAGTTGTTTAAGGCGTTAGGCGTACAGATTACTATTGGAACTCAATAACAACTCGTAATCGAGTTTAATTTTAAGGAGGAAACAAAATGTTAAATAACAAAGGACAGATTGTCATTTTCGCAGACAAAGCCATATCAGGCTCAAATGTAGTATCTGCGTGTGTATCAGATGAAACCGCAAAGGCTCTTAACGAACTTTGCGAGAAGTCCGGAAAGAAGATGTCGAGCCTTGTTTGCACTCTGATTGAGGACGCTATCAGCTTAGTTACGATTGTGGGGGAGTAATATGCCGCGAGAAAAAACTTTGTTTAGAGACAACCTCGACAGGTTAGACGTTGCGTTTCCGGATAAGGAAGTTTTGCAGTATCGGGACATTGCAAAGTATCTCGGAAAAAGTTGCGTTACTGTTAAGCGACACTTTCAAAAAGACTATAACAAGAAACTCGGCGGAATCAGCAAGGCAGTCCTTGCAAGTATTTTGAGCTGATTAAGGAGAAGAATTACAATGACACTTAGACACATTAAAACAAAACGCAGTCTTAAGGACGAGAACAAGCACTTACATAGCTTAGTCAAGCACCTACAGATTGAGCTTGAGAACGCAAGGCTTGACATTAGCATTAAGAATGACGCAATCAACGGTTACAAAAACGAAAACATAAGGCTTAGACAACGCATTAACAGTATGTATGCGTATGATGTTTTCGGAGAGGAGGTGTAACAGATGAAAAAAGGGACAACAATCGAAAGCGGATACGATGATTCGGGGCGCTGGTGTCTGAAACTTCGAAAAGCTAAAGGCAAGTTTACGCTTGATGAAATAATTGAAGCGGCGAAAGAATGGGAAGAAGATTACTACGCTGTGATTATTAAAGCAATGAGCGATGAGATAGCACAGTATTACGACGATGACCTTGACTGCGATTATGTGACATTGTATCGTGCTACAGATTTTATAAGCAAGGAATGTAGCTGATGAAAAGATTAACTTTAAATCAAGACGGTGAAATCAAGGAAAACCTTGACCGGCACAAGCTCAACAACAGAGCGACAGGCATTAAGCGTGTTGCCGACAACTGTAAAAAGTTTATCCGCTGCTGCAAATACGCAGCGAAAAATTAAGGGGGGCGATAACAGTGCAGAAATTAATACACAACAGATTCAACGAGCCGTACAGAATTATTGATGTCAACAACAATCAGATTAGAATTGAGGACATTCCTGATAACCTTGTAGGCTTGGTGCATAAGCTTAATGACTATGAGGCAACTGGCTACAATCCCGATTTTATCGACACTATACCAAACATTCTTATGGATATGGCAGAACTGCTTGAAAATTCCACAGCAGAGAACATCAAGGCTTGTAAGTCTAAGATTAACTACATTTTAAGTGCAAAAGAAGAAAACCGCTGAAGCTCTCGCACAGCTTCAACGGTTTAAAGGATATAAACAATATAACCACCTTGATTATATCCTTTCTTACTCAAAAAATCAAGATATAAAGGAGAAAAAAGAATGTCAGTAAAAATATCAGCTTTTGAAATTGAAAATGTTAAGAGAGTAAAGGCGGTTGCTTATGAACCGACCGAAAACGGACTTACCGTGTTGGGCGGTAAAAACGGACAGGGCAAGACGTCTGTTCTTGACGCAATTGCATGGGCTCTCGGCGGTAATCGTTTCGCTCCGTCTGCTCCGTACCGTGAGGGTTCAACAATTCCGCCACATCTAAAAATCAAGCTCTCAAACGGTATTGTTGTGGAGCGCAGCGGTAAGAACAGCAGCCTTAAAGTAATTGATACCTTAGGCAACAAAGGCGGACAGGCTTTGCTTGACGCATTTGTCAGCAACTTTGCTCTTGACCTGCCAAAATTTATGAATGCAACAGGCAAGGAAAAAGCTGACACGCTCCTGCAGATTATCGGTGTGGGCAACAGAGTTTACGAGCTCGAAACGCAGGAAACACAGGTGTATAACGAGCGCCGTGCTATCGGTCAGATTGCAGACCAAAAGAAAAAGTTTGCCGCCGAAATGCCCGAGTTTGAGGGCGTGCCGAATGAACCTGTGTCAGCCTCGGAACTTATAAACAAACAGCAGGAAATTCTTGCACGCAACGGTGAAAATAACCGTCTGAGAGCAGAAAAAGATAACCTTGAAAACCTTGCCAATAATTTGCAGAGCGAAATCAACAGGCTTAACGAGGATTTGAGGAAATATAATTCCGAGCTTACAAAAGTGCTTGCACAGCTTGAACAGAGCAGAAAGACCGTTGCCGAACTGCACGATGAAAGCACGGCAGAGCTTGAAAGAAACATTACCGAGATTGACGAAATTAACCGCAAAGTCAGAGCAAACCTCGATAAAGCAAAAGCTGATGAGGACGCAAAGGAATATTACGGCAAGTACGCCGATATGACGGCACAGCTTGAAAAAATCCGCAAAACAAAATATGACTTGCTCAACAACGCAAATTTGCCCCTTGACGGCTTATCAGTTGAAAAGGGCGAGCTTACATACAACGGTTTTAAGTGGGACAACATGAGCGGTTCGGAACAGCTTCGTGTCGCTACGGCAATTGTTCGCAAGCTCAATCCCGAATGCGGATTTGTCCTGCTTGACAAGCTCGAACAAATGGATACCGACACACTCAAAGACTTTGCAAAATGGCTTGAATCAGAGGGCTTGCAGGCTATTGCAACAAGAGTTTCAAACGGCGATGAATGCTCAATTATCATTGAGGACGGCTATATTAAGTCCGAAACAACCGCACCTGCAGCAACACCAACTTGGACAGAAGGAGAGTTTTAATTATGGCTACAAGAACTACAACAGCAAAAGCAAATACAAATGAATGTGTAATCCAATCGACTATGTTGTCATTGATGTTGACGGCAATAAAATCAACTTTTCAGATGTACAGGGGGGTAAGATAATGAACATCACAAAAGGTAAAATCAAGTCGGCTCAAAAGGTTGTAATTTACGGTCCCGAGGGTATCGGCAAATCAACTTTTGCTTCGCAGTTTCCGAACCCTCTGTTTATCGACACAGAGGGCAGTACAAAAAACCTTGATGTTGCGAGAATGGATAAACCGACATCGTGGACTATGCTCAAAAGTCAGCTTGAATATATCAAAAGCAATCCGACTGTATGCAAAACAGTTGTTATTGATACAATTGACTGGGCAGAACAGCTTTGCATTGACGATATTTGCTCAAAGTACGGCAAAAAAGGTATTGAAGATTTCGGTTACGGAAACGGCTATGTTTATGAAAAAGAGGAGTTTGGCAGATTCCTGAACAGCCTTGAAGATTTGATTGACAGAGGTATCAATGTTGTGCTTACCGCACACGCACAGCTCCGCAAATTTTCACAGCCTGACGAAATCGGCGAGTATGACCGTTGGGAGCTTAAACTCGGCAAAAAGACTGCTTCACAGATTTCTCCGCTTGTAAAAGAATGGGCGGATATGGTGCTTTTCGCTAATTACAAAACTATCGCAGTCGCATCGGATAAAGACGGAAAAAAATATAAAGCTCAAGGTGGCGGCAGAGTGATGTACACACTTCATCACCCTTGTTGGGACGCTAAAAATCGTCACGGACTGCCGGAGGAAATGGAGTTTGATTATTCAGGTATTTCACATATTTTTAATAATAATACAGTTTCAAACCACACTGCCCCAGTTACACCTACTCAACCTGAACCGAATGCTTCGACTGTGCCGGCACCTATACCAATTCAGCCTGAGCCACCTGTAACTGAACCGGTTGCACAGCCTAAACCGTTATACGAGCCTAATATTCCTGACGATATTCCAAAAGCTCTTGCCGATCTTATGAGAGCAAACGGAGTTGATGAAAGCGAAATCAGACAGGCAGTATTTACACAAGGGCATTATCCTTATGAAACACCGATTAAAAATTATGACCCACGCTTTGTTCAAGGCTGCTTAGTAGGCGCTTGGGATAAAGTCTTTCAGGTAGTAAGCAACAACAGAGATTTACCATTTGAATAAGATAAGAAAGGAAGATGAATAATGGATAGAGAATTTGGTTGGAATGACGAAATAACCGAAGAGGGCGTAAATTATGAACCGCTCCCCGAGGGTAATTATGATTTTACAGTAGCAAAGGTTGAGCGTGCTCGCTCACAGGGTAAAGGTAAACTGCCACCCTGCAACATGGCAAAAGTGACTTTTGATGTATGGGGAGCAGATGACAAGAGAGAAATTACAGTTAATTTCGTACTACACTCATCGCTTGAATGGAAGCTGTCACAGCTCTTTTTGTCCGTGTCAATGAAAAAACACGGCGAACCGCTCCGTATGGACTGGACAGGCATTATCGGCAAGAAAGGTAAATGTCAGGTTATCATCCGCAAATATGTCAAGAATGACGGCACAGAGGGCGTAACAAATGACATCAAGTATTTCTACGCTTATGATGAGCAAGTGACAACTGTATCGCCTGTTGTAGCACAGTCTGCACCTCAGCAGTATGTACAGCCTACATATCCGCCACAGTATGTACAGCCTACATATCCGCCACAGTATAACACACAGCCTGCAATGCCAAATACTGCGACGCCGAATAACTGGACACCGGGTAGCTTTTAATGCAGTTACGACCGTACCAGAATGAAGCGAAGAATGCCGTTTTCTCCGAGTGGGAAAGCGGCAATTTAAAAACATTACTTGTCTTGCCTACAGGCTGTGGCAAGACAATAGTTTTTGCAAAAATCACTGAAGAATGTGTCCGTCGAGGTGACAGGGTGCTGATACTTGCCCACCGTGGAGAATTGCTCGACCAAGCGGCAGACAAAATCAAAAAAGCAACAGGACTTAATTCGTCGGTTGAAAAAGCCGAGCAAAGTTGTATAGGTTCGTGGAACAGGGTTGTTGTAGGCTCTGTGCAGACGCTTATGCGTGAGAAAAGGCTGTCAAACTTTGACAGTGATTATTTTGACACAATCATTATTGATGAAGCACATCACTCAATCAGCGACAGCTATCAGCGTGTGCTTGAGCATTTTGACAATGCGAAAGTGTTGGGTGTTACCGCAACACCCGACCGAGGAGATATGAAAAATTTAGGAACAGTATTTGATTCGCTTGCGTATGAATACACACTCCCTAAGGCTATCAAAGAGGGGTATCTGTCACCGATTAAAGCTGTGACTATACCGCTTACACTTGACCTTTCGGGAGTTGCCACACAGGCAGGAGATTTTAAAGCAAGTGATATTGACACGGCACTTGATCCGTATCTTTATCAGATTGCCGAAGAAATGAAAAAATACTGTAAGAGTCGTAAAACTGTTGTGTTTTTACCACTTGTAAAAACATCGCAGAAATTTAGAGATATTTTGAACGAAAAAGGCTTTAAAGCGGCAGAGGTAAACGGTAACAGCGAGGACAGAGCAGAGATATTGCAGGACTTTGAAAACGATAAATACAATGTCTTGTGTAACTCAATGCTTTTAACCGAGGGTTGGGACTGCCCAAGTGTTGACTGCGTTGTTGTTTTAAGACCTACAAAGGTGCGTGGGCTTTACTGCCAAATGGTCGGCAGAGGTACAAGACTTGCTCCAAACAAGACGGAGCTTTTGCTGCTCGACTTTTTGTGGCATACAGAGCGACACGAACTTTGCAGACCTGCACATCTCATTTGCGATAACGAAGAGGTCGCACAAAAGATGACCGAAAACTTATCAGAACAGGCAGGCTGTCCGATTGACATTGAAGAAGCAGAGAAAAAAGCAAGTGAAGATGTTGTTGCTCAGCGTGAAGAGGCGCTTGCAAATCAGCTTGCAGAAATGCGAACACGCAAACGCAAACTTGTAGATCCGCTGCAGTATGAAATGTCGATTCAGGCGCAGGACCTTGCAGGATATGTTCCTGCATTCGGCTGGGAGTGTTCTCCGCCAACAGACAAACAGAAAGCAAAACTTGAAAAGCTCGGAATATTCCCTGATGAAATTCAGAGTGCCGGCAAAGCAAAACTTATTCTTGACAGGCTCGAAAAGCGAAGAATTGAGGGCTTAACCACACCTAAACAAATCCGTATGCTCGAAAGCAGAGGCTTTCAGCATGTGGGCAAGTGGCAGTTTGACGAAGCGTCAGCCTTGATTTCAAGGATTGCTGTAAACGGTTGGAGAACTCCGAAAAACATTAACCCGAAAACATATGTACCGCAAAGCGAGGTGAATACGGTTGGACTTACTTGAAGCACTTGAATATATAAGACCGGCTGACCTTGACTATCAAGAATGGGTAAATGTCGGAATGGCACTCAAACAAGAGGGATACAGCGTAAAGGACTGGGACGATTGGAGCCGAGCAGACAGCCGATATCACAACGGTGAGTGTGAAAAGAAATGGCAGAGCTTTAACGGCTCCGCCTCACCGGTCACAGCCGGCACAATAATTCAAATGGCTAAGGACAGGGGGATGACTTTTCGGGAATCAAAAGAGCTTGGTTGGGATGATGAAATTGCTTTTGAACAGGGAAATATCGGAGTAACAGCCTGTGAGGGTGTAAAGTTTCACGAGCCTGCAAACTGGAATCCTGTGAATGAAATTATAACCTACCTTGAAACCCTCTTTGACAGCTCCGAAAATGTCGGCTATGTAACCGAAACTTGGGAGAAGAACGATAACGGCAAGATTAAATATCTGCCTACAAAGGGCAGTTGTGACCGTACGGCAGGTGAGCTTATTGCCGCCCTCAACAATTGTGACGGTGATATTTCAAATGTATTCGGCGATTACAAACCCGAGGCAGGAGCGTGGATAAGGTTTAATCCGTTGGACGGTAAGGGTGTTAAAAACGAGAATGTAACCGATTATCGTTACGCTCTGGTGGAATCTGACTGTATGGCTCTTGAAGAACAAAATGCAATCATCAGAGAGCTTGAGCTGCCTGTTGCGGTGCTTGTTTATTCGGGCGGAAAATCAGTCCACGCTATTGTTAAGATTGATGCTGCAAACTATGATGAGTACCGCAAAAGGGTTGATTATCTTTACAATGTATGCCGTAAAAACGGCTTTGAAATCGATAAACAGAACCGCAATCCGTCAAGGTTGAGCCGTATGCCCGGTGTTATCCGCAATGGCAAAAAGCAGTTTATCATTGACACAAACATCGGTAAATCCGATTTTTCCGAGTGGAAAGACTGGGTGGAGAGTATCAACGACGATTTGCCTGACCTCGAAAACCTCGCAGATTTTTTTCAAAATCCTCCCGAGCTCGCTCCGCCTCTTATTGACGGTATTTTACGACAAGGACATAAAATGTTGCTTGGTGGTCCTTCAAAGGCCGGCAAATCTTTTGGACTTATCGAATTGTGTGTAGCAATAGCAGAGGGCACGAAATGGTTTGGCTTTCAATGCACGCAAGGAAATATCTTGTATGTAAATCTTGAACTTGACCGTGCTTCCTGTTTTCACAGATTCAAGGATGTATATGAAGCACTGGGACTTGAACCGAAAAATCTCAACAGAATTGATATTTGGAACTTGCGTGGTAAGTCCGTGCCTATGGACAAGCTCGCACCTATGCTTATACGCAGAGCCTTGAAAGGCAATTTTATAGCGGTTGTGATAGACCCAATATACAAGGTAATTACCGGTGACGAGAACAGTGCTGACCAAATGGCACACTTTTGCAACCAGTTTGACAAGGTATGTACAGAAATCGGATGTGCGGTAATCTATTGCCATCACCACTCAAAAGGCTCTCAAGGCGGTAAAAAGTCAATGGATAGAGTTTCGGGTTCGGGGGTTTTTGCTCGTGACCCTGATGCACTTCTTGACCTTACACAGCTTGAAATTGGCGATAATCTAATCAAGCAACAGCAAGACGAAGCAACCTGTGCGATATGCAAAAACTGGATAAGCAGATTTAATAAAAACATTGATGAGTTATGTTCTCAAGATGATTTAGTTACTGCTTCTAAAATGCTTGATATAGCCGAAAATGCTCTTCCTAAGCAGTCTTACATGCTAATGCTTAATGATATAGCTAAATCAAATAAAGCTGTACAGGGCCGCACAGCGTGGCGAATAGAGGGCACACTAAGAGAATTTCCAAAATTTGATGCTCTGAATTTGTGGTTTGATTATCCTATACACAGAGCTGATACAACAGGTGTGTTGAAAGACTGCAATTTTGAGGGCGATTTTAACATCAAAGGCTCGCCCTACAAAAAGAATTTCAGCAAGAAAAAGAGCAATTCAGACCGTAAAGAAGAACGCAAAGAGGCAGTTATGACAGCCTTTACTGCAGAAGAAACAGACGGTCAGGCTGATATAAACGACATTGCTGCATACCTGGGCGTTACTGAAAAGACAGTGCGAAATCGACTAAAAGAGCACGGTGACTTTTGGATTGATGGCGGCAAAACAGGTTTAAAGGGAAAGGAAAAAGTCGAATAAATTTTCTTTTTCCGCAGGGAAGAAAAAGTCGATAAATTATCGAGATTTTCCGAAGGAAAGAAAAAGTATATATACTACGTATATATAAACGGTTTCCGTTCCCTAAAGGTCACAGGGGTGAAGTAGTTGTGCGAAGCTTACGCACAACAACTCCTTCCCCTGACCTGTGACTAAAAGCAAAATTCAAAAATCAAAAGTAACTTTAATGCTTTAAAGGAGTGAAATATTAAAAATGGATTTTTTTATGGCGATGATACCGCCGACCGTAACTGCACAGGAACATAAGGTTATGGTAAAAAACGGCAAACCTGTTTTTTATAATCCGCCCGAGGTAAAACAGGCAAGAGAAAAGCTCACGTCACATTTGGCAAAGTTTAAACCGTCAGAACCGTACGAGTCGGCTGTTAGACTGATAACAAAGTGGTGTTTTCCTCGTGGTAAACATCAGGACGGCGAATATCGTATAACAAAGCCCGACACGGACAATCTGCAAAAAATGCTAAAAGACTGTATGACCGCTCTCGGCTTTTGGTCTGATGACGCACTTGTCGCAAGTGAGATATGCGAAAAGTTTTGGGCAGAGGTTCCGGGCATTTACATCGAGGTGGAAATGCTGTGAATATCTCGGAAGTTAAACGCAGTCTTGGGCGAAAGGTGCTTTACAATGGTACAGAATACATTCTGACGGGCTGTATCATCAGACGAGGCATAACAGGAAAGTTTTATTATCAGGCTGAAATAAAGGATTTAAACGCTAATTCTGCATTGTTGTATTGCAGACTTGAAGATTTGGAGGAGATGAAATAAATGTATTCAGCTATATGTCAAATATGTGGTAACGAATTTACAGCAAGAGCAAAAACAACAAAATATTGTTCAGCTTGTGTCAGTAAAGCCAAAGCCGAGGCGGCGCTACACAGAAAAGAGCAGTTAAACAGACCGCCGACAACCGATACAGAATTTTTAATATGTTTATATACATACAGAGGTGATTCGATATCACGCATTGCAACGGATTTGAACAGACGCGAAGAGAATGTTCAAAGCATATTAAATGAAGCAAAAGCAAGCGGTCGTTATAACATGCACATACAAAAACATCTTAACTCTGTGAATTACAAAAGTACACTTAGTGACGATTAAATGCTATTATGGACGGCTATAAATAAGGAGGATATTATGAGAGAAATATTATTCAGAGGTCAAACTCGCAGATATGGGAAAAAGTCAGAACTCGAAAGACATTTAGGGAAATATGTTGAAATCGTACTTTTTGACGGAACGGTGATTGAGGGCATTTTACATAAAACAGGTGAAAAAGCCTTTTTGTCAATACCAAAGTTACGATATTTCTGCACTTGTGGGGATAAGGTTGTTAGTAATTGTGTTTTTAGATTGTCCCACATTAAAAAAATCAGTCGTATAAAAATTAAACTTAAAGTTGTTGACGAAGTTAAACTCTCAAAGTGGGTAAAAAAGAAAGACAGAAAAGTAGGTGAAGCGGAAGCATACTGCTTAACTTGCGGGAGAGAGGTTGTTTATCAAGTCATTAACAACCGTTATCAATTTGAAAACTATTGCCCACATTGCGGTGCGAGAATGGATAAGGAGGAAAACAATGACTAATTACGAGAAAATCAAACAGATGTCAATTGACGAAATGGCTCGGAGTCGTATGTTCTTTTTCGATTGTCCCTATGGAACACCGTGTGTGGGTTGTTCAAAAGGTAAAGAATTTAATAACAATTGTACTGACTGCACGAAACATTGGCTTGAAAGTGAGGTAGAAGAATGACCGCAAAAGAAATCAAAGACATAAACCGAGAAATTACGAGGTTAAAAGCTAAGATTGCACGCATAGCCGCCGAGGCTGACAATACATCGCCTAAGCTGTCGGATTTACCGAGTGCAGGTCAAACATCTGACAAGGTCGGCAATGCGGTGGTGCAGATTGCAGATATTCAAAGGGAGATACAAAACCTTGAAATCCGCCGAAACGCAGCACTCAACAGCCTATCTCGTGACGATTTTGTGGAGAACTGCTTATTTATGCACCTTAGCCTGCGATACAGCTGGGCGAAGATAGCAGTTGATACAGGCGGAATAAATACACCGGATAACATAAGAAAAATGTGCAACCGCCACCATTGGTAAATTTGTCCGTTTTTCCGTTCTAAGGGTGATATAATATAAAATGAAGAAATTGATAATAAGAGACATTTTGTAGTTCTCCTTTTTCAAAAATAACGGCAGACCGCTCTCACTTGAGGGCGGTTTTGCTTTTGCTGATTTTTACATAAAGAGAGGTGGTGACGGTGGCAAAAGGAAAGTATGAAAAATGGCTTAAAGAAGAAAATTTATTACTGCTTGAGGGTTGGGCAAGGGACGGCTTGACCGATGAGCAGATAGCTAAGAATATAGGAATTACAGTATCAACATTTTATGAGTGGAAGAAAAAGTATTCGGAGATTTCGGAGTCCTTAAAAAAGGGCAAAGAGGTTGTGGACTATGAAGTTGAAAATGCGTTGTTATCCTCTGCTCTTGGGGGCAACACAACGGCACAAATATTTTGGCTGAAAAACCGCCGCCCCGACAAGTGGCGTGATAAGCAAAAAGAGGAAACCGACAAGACCGCACTTGACAAGCTCGACAGCATTTTGAAAGAAATCAAAGATGACGCAGAAAGGAGCACAAACAATGCCGTACACGATTAAACAAAAAGAATATATCGCAAACGCTACACATCGTTGGAACATAAAAAGCGGTGCGGTGCGTTCGGGCAAAAGTTTTGTTGATGTCACCTGTATTGTGCCTATGCGTATTCGAGAGCGAATAGGTAAAGACGGTTTGTGCTTTATCATCGGAGTGTCAAAGGAAACAATCGAGCGAAATGTTTTACAGCCTATGCGTGAGCGTTATTCTTCCGACATTGTAGGTACTATTAACAGCCGAAACATAGCAAAGGTGTGTGGCGAAGATGTCTATTGCCTCGGTGCGGAAAAGGTCAGTCAGGTTGCTAAAATTCAGGGTGCGTCGGCAAAATATATTTACGGTGATGAGGTTGCAAAGTGGAACGAAGATGTTTTCAATATGCTTAAATCCCGACTTGACAAGCCTTATTCGTGCTTTGACGGCAGTTTAAACCCCGAACACCCAACGCACTGGCTCAAGAAATTCATTGACAGTGACGCAGACATTTATTTGCAGGAATACACGATTTTCGATAATAAATTCTTATCCGAAGAGTTTGTGAAGAACCTTTGCAATGAATATGAGGGCACTATTTTCTATGACCGTCTTATTCTCGGTAAGTGGGTGCGTGCCGAGGGTGCTATTTACCGCAGATTTGCCGATAATCCCAAAAAATTTTACTGTCAAATTACCGACAAAATCAACACGGATTTACCGTACAGGCAGTTTTTGAAATCGGAACTTGAAGAAGTAACAATCGGCATTGACTTTGGCGGCAATAAATCGGGTCACTCATTTGTGGCAACGGCAAAGACAAGAGGCTACAATAATTTAATAGCATTGAAAAGCGAACGACACTTCGGTGAATACGACGGAAACGATATTGACAGGCTGGCAATTAATTTTGCACAGTCTGTTTTTGATTTATGCGGTGTTGTGGACTTTGTGTATTGGGATAATGCCGAAACTGTACTCGGTCGAGGAATTAAAAGAGCGTTTGAGGAGCATTTCCCAAATACGATAGTCAGACCGGCACGCAAATGTCCTGTACAAGACCGTATTCAATGCACCTTGCGACTTATGGGTGCAGGCAGGTTCTTTTACACTGACGGCTGCGACACGCTGAAAACGGCTCTTTGTGAGGCTGTTTGGAACGATAAAAAACTTGTTGACGAAAGACTTGACGATGGCTCAACCGACATCGACAGCCTTGACGGTTTTGAATACACATTTGAACGGGATATGAAAAGATTTATAAGGGCGGTGTAATATGCAATTTTTAAACTATCTGAAAGGAGTGTGGCAGAGGTTGTTTCCGCTGAAAGATATTAAGCAGGCACTTGGCATTAAGCCTGCAATTACAGACGATATGCTCTCAAGTATTGAGCTTTGGCAAAACTGCTTTTCGGGCAATGCCCCTTGGCTTAATGACGATGTAATAAGCCTTAGACTTGAGCAGTCAATCACAAGGGAGTTTGCAAACATCACGCTTAACGAAATGACCGCAAGCGTAAGCAATGACAAATTGCAGAAAATCTTTGAAACCGCAACGGAAGACCTTAACTCCGAATTGCAGTCGGGACTTGCAACAGGCGCAATGGTGATTAAACCGTTAGGCGGCGACAAGGTGCAGTATATTTCCGCAAATGCCTTTGTGCCGATTGAATTTGACGCAAGGCATAGGCTTGTAAAAGTCATCTTTCCTGAATTTAAAAAGATCGGCGACAACTATTACACAAGGCTTGAGTATCACAGCCTTGATACCGAAAAGGGATTGACAATTACCAACACTGCTTATGTGTCTGCAAGTGAGGGGCAACTTGGAAGAGAAATTCCGCTTGCGGCAGTTGACGAGTGGGCAAGCCTGCCGAATGCTGTTACATACCCTGCAATGCTCCGCCCTGCTTTCGGTTATTTTCGTACACCGATTAAAAACACGATTGACGGCTCATCTTGCGGTGTTTCTGTCTACGCAAATGACATAAATCTTATTCGTAAAATAGACACACAATTTGGCAGACTTGATTGGGAGTTTGAGAGCGGCGAAAGGGCAATACATGTTGATGCCGCAGCTTTCAAGAAAGAGGGTACTGAAAAACTCAACAAAAGACTTTACAAAGCTGTAGATGTTGACCTCGGAGATAATGAATTGTTCAAAGATTTTTCTCCTGCAATTCGTCAATCTGATATTACCGACGGGCTAAATACATATCTTCGCAGACTTGAATTTTCGGTCGGTCTTGCATATGGCGACCTATCCGACCCCGACACTGTCGCAAAGACGGCTACGGAGATATTATCGGCTAAGAACCGAAAGTACAACACTGTATCGGCAATTCAGAAACAGCTTAAATATTGTCTTGACGATTTGGTGTATGCTCTCGCCTTTTACAATTCGCTGACAACAAGCGGTTACACATTCGTTTGTGACTTTAAGGACAGTATTCTCACAGATGAACAGACCGAACGCACACAGGATATTCAGGACTTGAGTCTTGGAATTATGCGACCTGATGAGTATCGTATGAAATGGTACGGAGAGGACGAAAAGACAGCAAAAAAGAACCTGCCGCAGTCCTCGGAGGTTGTTGACTGATGTTTACTCCCGAAGTTACAGAGGCAATCCCGATTGCGCTTGAGCAAATTTTTGACAGCCTGCAAATGAGCATAATGACAGAAATAGTAAGAATGTTACTTGAAGCTGCGGAGATTATACCGTCAACAGGCTATAAAATGAGCAGATTATACGATTTAGGTACAAGCAAAAAGCGAATCAAAGACATTGTCGCAAGGACACTTAACCTTAGCGATAGAGAAGTTGAAAACATCTTTACAAATATAACGGAAAGTGGATATAACGAGGCGGAGAGCGCTTTTGTTGAACAAGGCAAGGAGTTTATACCATATTCAGAAAACGAGCCACTACAGCAATTTGTGAGGGCCGTACAAGAGCAGACACAAGACGAATGTAAAAACATTACACAGTCAATGGGCTTTGCAAAGCGACAGCCTGACGGCAGTTTGGTCTTTACTCCCGTTGCAGACTATTATCAAGAAACACTTGATAAAGCCGTCACGGAAATTGCAAGCGGTGCGAGTGATTATAATACCGTACTCGAAAAAACCGTAACCGAAATGACAAACAGCGGATTGCGTACGGTTGACTATGCAAGCGGTCACAGCAACAGAGTTACCGTTGCGGCAAGGCGTGCGGTGTCAACAGGGCTGAATCAGGTTGTGGGCAAAATCAACGAGGAAAACGCCGAAAAACTCGGCACAAATTACTTTGAGGTATCGTGGCACAGCGGAGCAAGGCCGAGCCATCAGGTGTGGCAAGGCAGAGTGTACAGTAAGGAAGAACTCGAGAGTGTGTGCGGACTTGGCACGGTAACAGGACTTTGCGGCGCAAACTGCTATCACTCATATTCGCCTTTCACTCCCGGCATAACTCCACGCACATACACAGATGAACAGCTCGACAAGATGAACGCAGAGGAAAACAAGCCTGTAGAATACAACGGTAAGACATACACAAAGTACGAGGCAACCCAAAGACAGCGCAGACTTGAAACCACAATGCGGGCACAAAGGCAGAAAATAAAATTGCTTGAAGAAGGCGGGGCTGACGAGCAAGCAATAATTAACGCTCGTGCAAGATATGTAAAAACTTCCGATGAATATGTGAACTTCTCAAAAAGCGTCGGACTTTCTCAACAATGGGACAGAGTGACAGTTGGCAGTAATACCGTAAAAGGCATTACAAAACCAAAGAAAGCCGAAATGCCGTTAAGAGGTATCAAGAATGTCGACGACGGAAAAATCAGAGGTATGAACAGCAATAAACATATTGCAAATTCTTCAAAAGGTGATATACTAAAAGAAGAAAGTAAAAAGTCGATTACACCTATAACTGATAAAGCTATCGAGCGAGTGCCGAAAGTTGATATTGACGGATATTCTGAAGAACAAAGGGTTGAAATTCAAAAACAACATAAGGAGCTTTTGAAATTTTCAAAAGAACAAAATGACAATAAAGAAGTTGCATTTGTTTTTCGCGACGGATTGGTTGACTATAAACCATTTACAGGTTCTGATGAAAAAATTGACTTTGGCACATACTTGGAGACAAAAGGAAAAAATTTAACTATTTTACATAATCATCCGAGAAACAGTAGTTATTCTATGAACGATTTGGATGTATTTGCAAATAAAAATGTTAGAACAATTACTATTGTAAAAAACAACGGCACAGTTGAATATTTAACTAAAACCGATGATTTTGACAACAATAGATTTGCTCTTGAGTGTAATAGATTGTATAAGAAGATAGTGGTTAAGGAAACCGATGAGGAAAAAGATAGATTTGTTAAAACTTTGCTAAATAAATCAAAAGCTGGGGTGATTTGGAGTGGAAGAAAATAAATCAAGAAACGCAATTATCGACGGACCTATTGAATTGCAAATAAAATGTATGGAAGAATTTCTTTCTACATTAACAGACGAAGAAAAAGAACGCTCAATGTCGAGTGAATTTGACTACTTGGAAGAAGACTAACCGCTCCTTGTGGGCGGTTTTGTTATGCGTGAATTTAATACAGAGATTAGCACTTAATCAATCGGATTGAGTGCTTTTTTTATACCAAAAATTTGAAAGGCGGTGACAAAATGAATATGAAAAAGTATCGGAAAAAAGCTGTTGTAGTAGAAGCATATCAAACCGACAAAAAAATCGTTATACATACACTTGAAGGTGATATGACAGCAAGTCCCGGTGATTATATTATTACTGGTGTTAATGGTGAAAAATACCCTTGTAAACCTGACATATTTAGAAAGACTTATGAATTAGTAGAACAATAAATAATGAGGTGACAAAATGAAAGTAAAAGTAGTTGTGTCGTTTAACGATAAAATGAACGGTCTTATCAACAGACCTGTCAATGAAGTCTTTGAATGTACCAAAGACCGAGCGAAAAGCCTTATTGACCGAGGTTTTGTTATTGAGGTTGAAGACAACAAAAATAAAGCAGATTAAGCACCCTTGCATTTGATTGCATAGGTGCTTTTATTTTACCCCGCCGTTGGTTTATACGGCTGAATTTCTACCGCAGGCAAAGCGGAATATAAGCTATGCAGAAAGGATTTTTATTATGAAGAACATACACACACTTCTCTCTGAAATCGGTATTACGATTCCCGATGAGAAAAAGGCAGAGTTTGACAAGGCGGTGCTTGCAAATTACAAGACTGTTGCAGAGGTTGAAAAAATCACAACCGCAAGAGATAATTACAAATCACAGCTTGAAACAGCGCAGACAGCACTTAAAGAGTTTGAGGGCGTGGATGTCGAAAATCTTAAAAGCGAGATTGCAAAACTGAACATAAGCCTTAAAGACAAAGAAACCGAGTATCAAACAAAAATTGCGGATATGGAGTTTAACTCTGTACTTGACGGTGCTATTTCAAAGAGCGGTGCGAGAAACGCAACGGCGGTTAAGGCTTTGCTTGACCTTGACAGTCTTAAAACATCAAAAAATCAGGCAGATGACATTACAAAGGCTCTTGAAAGCGTAAAGAGCGAAAACAGCTATATGTTCGGTTCTGATGAACCGTTCCAAAATCCTGTAAAAAATACAGGAAACACAGGTATTAAGTCAAACCCTCTTGCAAGTATGAGAGCGGCAATGGGACTTAGTACAGACGAAAAATAATTGACGAGGTGAATTTTTATGGCAAATTCTATTGCACTTTTTAAAACTTACACTACTTTGCTTGACGAGGTTTACAAGCAGAGTTCACTTACAAGCGAACTTGACGGTGCGTCCGACCTTGCGACAGCGGGCGCAAACTCCAATGAACTTATTATTCCAATGATTTCAATGGACGGACTTGCAAATTATTCCCGTAACAGCGGTTATGTGAACGGCGATGTTACACTCACAAACGAAACCGTAAAATGCAACTTTGATCGAGGCAGAATGTTCAATGTGGACACAATGGACAATATCGAAACCGCAGGCGTTGCGTTCGGCAGACTTTCGGGCGAATTTATCCGCACCAAGGTTGTGCCGGAGCTTGACGCATTTCGCTTTGCTGCATACGCAAGTCACGCAGGTATTACCTCTGCCACACCTGCAAACCTTACCACAGGTGCGGCAGTAATCGAGGCACTCCGCAAGGGTACTACTCAGATGGACGAGGACGAAGTTCCGTACGAGCAGCGTTACCTTTACATTACACCAACTCTTTACGGACTTGTGCAGGATTTGGACACAACAAAGTCAAGAGAGGTTCTCAGCAGATTTGCTAAGATTATCACAGTGCCGCAGACGCGCTTTTATACAGCGATTGAACAGCTTGACGGCACATCAAGCGGCAAGACCAAGGGCGGCTATCAGAAAGCCACTGCCGCCTCAAACATCAACTTTATGATTATTCATAAGCCTGCCCTTATCCAGTTTACTAAGCACCTTGACACTAAGGTAATTGAACCGTCGGTAAATCAGGACTCGGACGGTTACAAGTTCGGTTACAGAATGGTAGGCATTGCAGATGTGTACGAAAACAAGACCGCCGGTATTTACTGTCACACAGCGGTTAAGTCTTAAAGGAGTGTGAAGTATGACCGCTTACGCTGACGAAAGCTATTACAAAACCGAATATTTACGTGGCAGAAAAGCGGTCATTATCTCCGCTTTTGCCTACTATGCAAGAGAGGCAACGCTTATTATTAATGCTTACACAGGCTCAAATATCGACGATACAAAGGATATAATCGAGCCTGTGAAACTTTGTTGCTGTGAGGTCGCAGAGCTGATGTATAAAGCCGATAATATGAGCGGCAGTGAGGGCATAACATCAGAAAAAGTCGGAGATGTGTCACGCTCGTATGAAAGCTGTGAGGTTCGCAAAAAGCAACTTACACGATGTGTTAAATCCGCAGTATATAAGTATCTTGCAGACACAGACCTTTTGTACAGAGGTGTTTGATTATGTTTACGGATACTATGCTGACCCTTTACAGATTTAACGGCAAAGGCTTTGACAGGCTTATTATTCCGCATTGCCATTGGCAGGAGTGCAAAGCCGCTAATGTACTTAAAAGCGGAATGCAGAACGCTGACGGAATAGCTATATACATTCCGTTAAATGCGCTTGTTCTTGCTCCAAATGATTTTTTATTTCCGAGCAACGGTCTGTTTCCAAACGCTGATATATCCCCTCTGTCCCCCTCTCAAGACATTATTGTAAAAGGTGAGTGTAATTTTATCTTTGATAATTCAAGCGACAGGAGCGTATCAGAGAGCCTAAAATCCTTGCGTGACAAATACGAAATTCACACAGTAATGAGTATTGACCGTTTGCTTTACGGCCCTGCGGATTTACAGCACATCAAAGTATCTGCGAGGTGATTAAATGCTTTTTAATGTAAATCAGCCGACAGATGTTAGCGGCACTCTTTCTCTCAAGTGGAATAAAGAATTTGCTAATGATTTAAACAAGCATATAGCAAGAGCACAACGAGAGGTTGACAAGGATTGCATTAAGCTGATGAAGCCGTACACACCTTTTAAAATGGGTGTACTCGAAAACTCCGCAACTATACATACCGTTATCGGCAGTGGAGAAATTAAACAGATTACACCTTATGCAAGGTATCTTTACTATGGCAAGGTGTATGGTCCTAACTATCCGATCGTGCGAGAAAAAGACGGTACGGAGCATATCGTATTCGGACGCTATAGCGGTGACGGCATTATAATCGGTTGGCGAAGTCCTAAAGGCAAGAAAAAACACCCGACAGGCAGAGATATTCACTACAGCAAGGACAAGCACCCGCTTGCGGGCAAAATGTGGTTTGAGCGAATGAAAGCCGACCGCAAAGGAGATATTCTGCAAGCGGCGGCAAGAAGACTTGGGAGTAATGCAAAATGAATATAATCGAACTTGTAAGGTCCGTTGTGCAGGAGTTTCCGAAAATCGGCGAGCTTGTGCACATTGATTATTCAACAAACAAAGTACAGGATTTTGGACTTTCTCCGACAGGTGACACGCTTGTCAGCGAAGACATTTTAGGGAATCAAATACGCAATCACACCTTTATCCTGTACGCTACCTGTCAGTCACTCAACGATTATGACCGCCTTGTAAACAGCGGAATGCTGCTTGAACTGCAAATGTGGCTTGAACGGCACGCAGAGGGTGACATAGAAGTTGAAGTCGGCGACAACGTTTTATGCGGTGAGCTTAAAAAACTCACTTGCTCAAACGGAATGCTTTACAGCATACCTGACGAAAACAACAACGGCGGTGTGCAGTACCAATTGCAAATCACCGCCCAATACGCTATTGAAAATTGATTAAAAATTGAAAGTGAGGAATTATTATGGCAGCATCAACACCCGATATCGGTAAACTCAAAAGAAGTTACCTTTTACATTTTATTGACGCAAGCTTTGGCACAGGCGAAAGTCCAAAGTGGTATCTTATCGGCAAGGACATTGACGATATGTCGGTCGAGCTTAGTCCGGACACAAGCACAGTAAAGAACATTCTTGATGAAACCTCTGTAAATGACAACGGCTACGAGCCTACCCTTGACGCAGGTACATATTACGCAAACACAGGGGACAGTATTTATACAAAAATTAAGGACATTGCAATGAACCGCCTTACCGGTGATGACTGCAAAACCAAAATTCTTGAAGTGCTCATTGACAAGAAAACAGGCCCTTATGATGCTTGGATTGAGGACTGCATTGTTAAGCCGCAGTCATACGGCGGTGCGCAGGGCGGTGTAAACATTCCGTTTAATGTTACATTTGACGGCAACAGAAAGCAGGGTACAGCGACAATCTCAGATAAGGTACCGACATTTACCGAAACTGTATAAGGAGTGATTCTATGCAGAGTTTGAATTTTAAAACACCCTTAAAAACATATGCAATCAACAATGATGAAAGCACGGTAATCAAGATTAACACCACAGACTACTCACTCGTTGAGCGAATTAACAAGCTGACAGAACGCACCGAAGCGCTTGTGCAGAAGTACAAGAATATGAAACCCGAGGATGTAACCTTTGAAATTTTTCTTGATGTTGACAAGGAAATCCGCAAAGAAATAGACTATGTTCTCGGTGCAGGTGTAAGTCAGGGTGCGTTTGGCGATGTAAATTGCCTTTCAATCTGTGATGATGGCAGTATGATTTTTGAGAACTTTCTCAACTGCGTTGTGCCGGTCATCGTAAGTGACATTGAAAACGCACACGCTCAGCAGAGCAAGCATATTGAGAAGTACCTCAATCAAGCAAAGAGGCTTGCAAAGTGATTGGATTACTTCCTACAAGCCTTGAAATAGACGGAGAGCAGTACGAGATTAATTCCGATTTTCGTATTGCTCTCTTGATTTTCGAGGCTTATGCCGACAAAGAGCTAACCTACTGCGAAAAAGCGGCAGTATGCTTGAATTGCTTATACAAGGAAGTTCCAAAGAATGTTGAGGAGGCACTCAAAAAGGCATTGTGGTTTCTTGACGGCGGAGATGTGCCGAAATCGAAAAAAGCTCCAGTCAAAATTATTGATTGGAGCTATGACGAAAGCATTATTTTCCCAGCACTTAACAAGGTTGCAGGCTTTGAAACAAGGATTGCAAGCTATGTGCATTGGTGGACTTTTCTCGGCTATTTCAGTGAGGTAGGCGACGGCTTGCTCTCGCAGGTAATGAACATAAGAGGCAAGCGTGCTAAGGGCAAAAAGCTTGAAAAATGGGAGCGTGATTTTTACAACGAGCACAAAGAGCTTGTTGACATCAAGGAAAAGCTCTCTCCCGAACAGCAAGCAGAACTTGACGCCGAAGAGGATTTTATAAACAATCTTGTATAGGTGCTTTATAAAATTATTGTTGACAATAAACAAACTTTGTTATATTATGTAACAAAGGAGTGATTTTATGAACAGTAAATTTTACAAGGGTTTAACTCTCTGTATTGCGGTTTTTGGTATAATTATAGGTCTATTAATGGCATATGAGTATAAAACTATTGTTGCGTTAATAAGTGTGTGGACTGGTACAGCTTTCTTGTGTTTCATTTTTGGTGGAATTGCAAAGATACTTGTGTACCTTGAAAAATTATGTATAACAGGTAAAGAAGCGGACAATGAACTCAAAGAACCAAGAGCTGACTGGAAATGCCCTGTATGTAGTCAAATAAATAAAGGAAATGATAGGGTGTGTGTCAAGTGTCATTGGAAAAGATTAACTAAAGGTTAATTGGTATATATGAGGGTAGCTGTTAAAATCTATCCATATTGGATTTTAAAACGCTTATACATTTCTTTTGACGGAGAATGTATATCCACTATAAATCTATCCATACTGGATTTTAAAGTAATGGATTAAAAAACAATGAAAAAGCCACTCCAAACGGGGTGGCTAAAATTTTTCAAATTATTTTTAAATAGGTATTGACATATGAACATAAACGGTGTACTATATGAACATAGGAGGTGAATGACGAATGAGAAAAGCTTTTAGGACAACAATAGATGAAGATGTACTATTCGAATTGAAGAAAATGGCACTTGAAAAGGGGTGTCATGTAAATGACATAATAGAAAAATTAGTCATTGATAATCTTCATGAACAGTATTTTACTAAGGACCTCAAAAAATTTCCTGAAATGAATTTAGCAGAAAAGCAATCTTATTTAAAAAGAAGAGTGTCAAAAGTAATACAGGATGTTATGGATGAGTGTAATCTTAAAATAAAACCGTCTAATTTTACTGATATTATGGCAAGAACCATATCAGACTTAATTCTTTCGGACGATATATTGTTTCCTAAAAAGAAATAACGGCAACTATCCACCGACCAAAGCGATTAGTTACCGTTACAAAAAGACAGAAGTATCTCTATCTGAAATCTATTATATCATTTAGCGGAACTTCTGTCAAATTAAAATTATGATAGGAGTTTTTATTATGGCTTGTGTAAAGAATGTAAAAAATGTAATCAAAAGTGTTCGTGGCACTATTAATCCATATTATGATATGGGCTACGAGAACGTTACGGAAATTTATCGTACCAATTCAAGTGTATGTGATATGATTTGCGATGCATTCGCATTTGGATATGCTCAAGGCATTAAAGCTGCAAAAGCTGAAATGAGAAAGGCGGTTAAATGATATGAAAGCTATGGAATACAAAGGACAGAAAGTTATTACAACTGCAATGCTTGCAGAGGCATACGGAACTGATACAACAAATATCAGAAACAATTTCAAGAGAAATAAAGAAAAGTTCATAGAGGGAAAGCATTATTTCTATTTACAGGGTGACGAACTCAAAGAATTTAAAAAGGTAGTAACCGAAAGTTACTTCCCTAATAATATGGTTACTCGCCTTTACCTCTGGACCGAACGAGGGGCAAATCACCACTGCAAAATTCTTGATACAGACAAGGCGTGGGAGCAGTTTGAAAATCTCGAGGAAACATATTTCAGAGTAAAAGAAGCGGTTAATGCATTTGTTTCTCCAGATACGGTAAAGTATCTTAACGGTGTTGCTAATTATCTGCGTATTCAGCGTGCAATTATGAAAGACAAAGGATGTACACCTCTTGAAATTGCTCAAATGGATAAACTGACTTGCGATACATATGGAATACCTGTTCCGGACAGCCTGTCAGCCCCTAAGGCATACGAACAGCTTGCGATTGCAGGTATAACACAAAAGAAACTTGAAGCAAAGAACTCATAACAACTAAATAAGCTAATTACAGCGTACATCTTCGGGTGTGCGCTGTTTTTATACCACAAGGGTGTCACATTTCGTTACGCCCTTTATTTTATATTGAAAGGAGTGTGATTACATGGCGGTTGACGGCAGTTTGATTTTCAATACCAAAATCGACACAAGCGGTCTTAACAGCGATATTGCAAGAATCAATAAAGCTATTGAGGCGGCTCAAAAGAAAGCACAGTCGGGTGCAAGGCAGACAGCACAAACTGCTAAAGGGCAGGCTGATAAATCGTCTCAGGCGGCAGAAAACTCAGCAAAGCGTGAAATTACTGCCACACAGGAAAAAGCTGAACAGGCTCAAAACTCGGCAAAGCAAACCGCACAGGCAGCGCAAAAGGTATCAGAATCAGTCGAGCAATCTGCCGAAAAGGTTGTTGATAAGGTTGAGAGCACAGCTAATCGCAACACAGAGGCAGTCGGCAAAAGCACAAATGATACTTGCGAAAGCGTTAAGAAATCAGTTTCTATGAGTGCAAAAAAGGCTAAGCAATCATTACAAACAGTCAGAACGGCTGTTGACAGACTGCAAAGCAAGGCGAAAATGATTGGTAGAACGCTGCTTACCGCTTTCGGTACGGCGGCGGTTGTGAGCTTTGGCAAGGAAAGCATAGAGCTTGGCTCGGACCTTGCAGAAGTGCAGAATGTAGTTGATGTTACTTTTAGTCATATGTCTGCCAGTGTGGACGATTGGGCAAAGTCGGCACAAAAAGCCTACGGCTTGTCTGAAACTATGGCTAAAAAATATGTCGGCACTTTTGGCTCTATGGCGGAGGCTTTCGGCTTTACAGAACAGCAGGCATTTGATATGTCCACATCATTAACTGCTCTTACGGGCGATGTGGCGTCATTTTATAACATCACACAAGATGAGGCATACACAAAACTAAAATCTGTTTTCAGCGGTGAAACAGAAACGCTCAAAGACCTTGGCATTGTGATGACGCAGAACGCACTTGACAATTACGCAATGGCAAACGGATGGGGCAAGACCACATCTGCTATGACTGAGGCAGAAAAGGTAACGCTTAGATATAACTTTGTACTCGGTCAGTTGAGCAATGCAACGGGTGACTTTACCCGAACGCAAAACAGTTGGGCAAATCAAACGAGAATTTTACAGCTGCAGTTTGACAGTATCAAGGCTACAATCGGTCAAGGCTTGATAAATGCTTTTACTCCGCTGCTTAATTGCATTAATCAGTTTATCTCAAGACTTAGCGTTGCGGCACAGAAATTTAAAGACTTTACAGCTCAGGTGTTCGGCTATTCTACGGCAACAAGCAATGCGACAAGCTCAGCTGTAAGCGATATGTCAGACCTTGCAAGTCAAGCGGACAGCTCTACTTCTGAGATTGAAAAAACATCGGAGGCAGCTGAAGACTTGCAGAAAAACCTTGCAGGCTTTGATGAACTCAATGTGATGAGCGACACCTCGGACAACAGCTCAGACACAAGTACGCAAGCGTCAAGTTCTGAAATCAAATCAATGCAAAATGCACTTGAGCAATCTATGCTTGACAGCGACAGGCGTACAAGCAAGACTATTGACAATATTATAAATTCGCTTGACAAGGTAAAAACCGCCTGCGTAACGATTAAAAATTCGTGGGCAAAAGTGTGGAATAACGGCACAGGCGAAAAAGTGCTTGGAAATATTAACTCATTAATTAACACTTTTGTAGGCACAGTTGGTGATATTGCAGAGGCTTTTACAAATGCTTGGGACAAAGCAGGCTTAGGCGACAGCGTGGTGCAATCGTTTATCGACAAATGGAACAGCCTTGTTGAGCTTTTGGATACGGTAGGCGATACATTCAGGCAGGTGTGGAATGACGGTAAGGGCGAGAAAATTTGGAGCAATATACTTGAGGTTATCCGCAACTGCAATAACTATACTGAAACTCTCAGAACCAAAATTAAAGACGCTTGGGAGAAAAACGATACAGGCAGAAAAATTTGGGAGAGCATATTAGGCATTGTCGAAGATATAACAGGGCTGCTTGATGAAATGTCAGCTGACCGCCTCGAATGGCTTGAGGACCTTGACATTAACCCCGTTGCACAGGCGGTTGAACGCTTGACCGAGGGATTCAGAAATCTGCTCAAGGCTTGCGGAGATAAGCTAAAACAAGCGTACAAGAATGTTTTATTGCCGCTTGCAAAATGGACGATTGAGAAAGCTGTACCGACTGTTGTCAACGCTTTGTCTGAGGCACTTAAGTTTTTAGGAAGTGTAATAAAGAAAATTCCTATTTCTGTTATCACCGGCATTGCCGCTGCAATAGGTACAGTGGTGGCTGCTATTAAAGGCTTTAAGGTGTATAAGGAATTTAAGTCTGCGATAGAAAACATAAAGAAAAGCCTTTCTGCGCTTAAAACTGCGATAACGGCTCACCCTTACGCAGCTGCTTTTATGGCTATTGCAACGGCTGTAACTGCGGTGGTTTCTGCAATTAAAGTTTACAATCAAGAAAAGTGGAGCAATTCCTCTTTGAAAAATGAGCTTGACAAAACACAAGAGCTTACAGACAAATGGCAGACCTTGTCTGATGAAATGTCAAGCAAAATAAACGAGATTAACGATACAAAGCTCGATTTACAAGTCGATTTTGATACTGTTGACAAGCTAAAAGACAGGTTGGAAGAAATAATTGCAGACGGTACTATTGACGAGAGCGAAAAAGGCGAATACACAACTATCGTTGATTTGCTTTCTGAGAAAGTGGATGGATTTGACGAACATTGGAACAGTATAACATTTGAAGAAATTGACGGCAATATAGTTATTCATGACAACATAGACACCGTCACTAAAAATCTTGACGAACTTGTAGACAAATGGGAAATTGCTCAGGCGAAACTGACTTTAAGCTCTATGTATTCCGATTTAACAACAGAAAAGAAAAAGGCTGAAATTCAGCTTGAAACTGCAATGAAAGAGGATAATACAGGCAAAATCAAAGAAGAACTTGAGGATTATATCTATCAAAATTCTATTCTCAGCAAAAAGGAGGCTAAGTATTACACAGAGGAATTAATTAAGCAAAAGGGCGATAGGGTCAAAACAAAAAAGGCTATTTTGGAAAAAGCCAATAACGGAATGCTTGATAAAAACGAATATAAAAATTTGATTTACAGCGATAACGGACAAATTAATATGCTGTATGGCGGTAACGATACAATGGAGCATATGCAGGAGTCGGTTGACGAGTATTGGAAAGCAAGTGACGCTTTACAGGAATTGCAAAACAATGTGAATGCCTACACTGATGAACAAGACAAATGTTACGGCTCTCTCAAGGCTATTAACGGTGAAACTAAGGATTATAATGCTTATCTTCGTCTGTCATCGGAATACGGACTTGAACATGATACGGTTCTCTCGCTTTTGAAAGACGACGGCATAACTACTTGGGAGGAGCTCGAGGCAGCGGCACAAACAGGAACAGAATCAGTACACAAGAATGTGAAAAAAGCATCGGGTGCTGTTGTTGATTCACAAGAGGAAACACAGGGTGTGCTGATCTGCACAAAGCAAGCGTTTGGCGACCTTGACGGTACAGTTAATAAAACAAGCCAAAATTCCGCCAATGTATTTTCAAAAAATACAAACCGCATTTCAGGCTCGGCACAGACTATGGCAGACCGCATTTCTAACGCACTAACGGCAATCAAAACAGTCTTTTCAAATGTTTTTGAACCCTTGTATAACATCATCAAAAAGCCTCTTAACAATGTTTTAACCGGACTTGAAAATTTTATCAATGGCTTTATTTCAGCGTTGAACGGAATGTTAAGCGGTGTGGATACGGTTGCTAACGCTATCGGCAAGCTATTCGGACAGGAATGGCACGCAGGTCGGCTTGATAAGGTGCACATCCCCAAACTTGCTACAGGCACATATGTACCTGCAAATTACGGTGAATTTCTAGCAGTTCTCGGCGATAATAAGCGTGAACCTGAGGTAGTATCTCCGATTTCTGCGATGAAACAGGCTATGGCTGAGGTACTTGCTGAATATGGCGGAGCGGGCAACGGCGGTGATATTCACATTACCTTAACTATGCCCGACGGCAGGGTGCTTTTTGAGGCTGTTGCTGATGAGAACAACAAAATCAAGAAACGCACAGGCAGGTCCGCTTTTGCGTAAGGAGGGATAAGATTGAGTGAATTTAAAGGCTATTTAATTAAATTCCCGAAAAACGGCTTGCAGTTTCCACATAAGCTCATAGCTAAAGAGAGTTATCAAGCCACACCTTTACAGCGTACGGAGATTAAAGCTTATCGTGACAGCAACAACCTTTTAAGGCGAGTAACATCACCGAACAACAAGACGAAGATTACATTCAATACCAAGGACGGTCTTACCCTTGCTGAAATGAGAACTATTCGCAGTGTTTTAAACGGTGCTATGTCAAATTCTCAGCAACGCAAGCTCAATGTTGAATACTGGGACGATGAACTTCTTGCGTACCGCACTATGACCGCATATATACCCGATATAACATACACGCCAAAGCTTATTACCGCAGACAACATTAAATATGCGGCGGTAACATTTACATTTATTGAATATTAAGAGGTGGTTAATTTGCTTGAGGTTTCAAGCCTGCACAAAAAGCAGACTATTGAAAATCTGATTGAAAACACGCTTACAGTTTCATTTCCAAACGGTGAATACGAGGACATTACCGAGGAAAACATAGCAAGCGAAAGTATGAGCATTAAACAGTCAATTTGTGATGAAAGCAAGCTGAAATTTGGTGGCTGTATTGCCGCTGAAATTAACATTGACATTGTAAATTCAATTGACAGAACCTTTACAAATGACCTTGTAGGCAAATGGATAAGCGTAAAATTAACGCAGCGTTTTCCGAGCGGAGAAAAGCTGCTGCCATCTGCAAAGCTGTTTTTAGGTACATCACTTTTGCCGGGAGAAACCGTAGCTGCAAAGGAATATTATTTGTTTAGCGGTATTATTGACAGTGCCAAGCTCGACAAGAATAACCGCAATAAGCGACACATTGTCGCTTATGACGCACTCTCTATGTTATATGATATTGACGCAACAAATAAGCTGTTTGATTTATGGAAAACTTATCCAAACGGCTATAAAATCGGCGAATTGGTTGTGCAATGCCTTAACTACAACGGAAAGCATATGATTCAGGTCGAGGATAACAAAGAAATTCTCGACGAGGTGATAAACCAATCAACAGGCTTAACTGTACGAAATTTCCCGACATACAACAGAGCATGGCTTGAGGGCTCAAATACAATTACATACGGCGAGCTGCTCAAGAATTGTTGTGAATTGCTCGGAGTATTCGGAACAATTATTCCTAATGCAAGCTATGGTGTTTTTAGATACATCGAACTCGGCAAGAGTACAGAAACATACGATTTTTACGAAAACTTATACGCAGAAGAATACGATTGCAGCGGCTACAACGATTTTGTGTTTATCAACGGTTATTCGTCAAGGGAGAAAAAAACAATCGAGTTTGAAACTTTGTGGGGCGATGAGTCGAACAGTTATGACTTAACAAAAAATACAGTCTGCCGACAGGAGGATGACGGCACAGGCGGTTCGGCAATACACAATGTACAAAATCTTCTTAACGGCAAAACAGGCGAACGATTTTATAATTGCTCCTATACACCGCTTACAACTACTCTCGACGGCAGACCTTGGGTGCAGATTGGTGACGGAATAGAAATTGAAAGCTATGTTACTGATTCAAACGGTGATTTTGTATATGATAACGCAGGACAACCTAAAAAAGAAAAAGTAAAAGCCTATGTGCTGAGCCGTACACTGAGCGGAATTAAAGCTCTGACAGACAGCATAGAGGCAAAGGGGGAATAAATATTATGGCATACACAAAAACAAATTGGGAAGACGCACCGAGCACAGCTACACCACTTTGCGCAGAAAACTTAAACAAAATCGAAAAAGGCATATACGAGAACAGCATAGACCTAGCGCTTGCGGATAGCAACATCAACACGCTAACCGAAAGAATAACTGCGATTAACACAGCCCTATCTGCAAAGGCAGATAAAACCGAGCTTGAAGATGAAATAACAGACATTGACGAAACAGTGACAATGAAGATTAATCTTAAAGCTGATAAGGACAGTGTAGACAATGCAGTCGCTCAGCTAAGCAAGCAGATTGCAGACAATAAGTCCTCAGCTGATGAGTCAATCAGTACTCTGAGTCAGACCGTAACAGACAACAAAACAGCGACAGACAAGTCGCTTGCGGCTAAATATGATAGCTCAAATTTTGAGAGTGGTACAGGAACATTAGCACCAGCCCAAGAAATATATGCTGGTTGCAAGGGCAGTTTTGTATATTCTAAAAATGGTAATATTGTAACTGTATCGGTCAATATTACGGCACTGCTCTCTCATAAAAAATATATTCAGATGTCAGGTTTACCGTATGCGGCAAAAAACGAAAGTAGGTTGTCTAGTTTTGTTGTATATTCAACAGCAAATAAATTAATAAACATCAGACTTGACGGCTCTTGGATTTATGTCAGTTCAACGGACATTTTTGCAGAGGACGAAAAAATCAATTTCATTATTACTTACATAATCAGATAAGGAGCGAGTTACTATGGAAATCAAAGAAAGAATTACACTCGATATGCTCACAAAAGACAGTGTAAGCGTATTAAGACAGAAGTTTATTGAAATCAACGGCACAGAAATGCAGGTTGGCGGCAATGTTCGCAACGCATATATGAATTGTGAAAACGACAGGGAAATACTTAAAGCCGAGCTTTCAGAAGAATATTATAACGCCGTTATGGCGGTATGGGAGGAAAAATAAATGAGTAATTCAAAACTTGTAAACTACACAAAATTAAGCCCGAACCATTCAGGAACAAGAACACACAGTATTGACCGCATTACTCCTCACTGTGTTGTCGGTCAGTGTTCGGTTGAAACTCTTGGTAACATTTTTATGAATAAAAAAAGTGAAGCAAGCTGTAACTACGGCATCGGTACAGACGGCAGGGTTCTCCTCTGTGTTGATGAGGACAACCGTTCGTGGTGTTCTTCTTCAAACTCAAACGACCAGAGAGCCGTTACAATTGAATGTGCAAGCGAGCTTAAACACCCTTACGCATTTAACGATAAAGTTTATAATAAGCTGGTTGAGCTTTGCGTTGACATCTGCAAGCGTAACGGCAAGAAAAAGCTTCTGTGGATTAACGATAAAAACAAGGCTTTAAATTATAGCACTAAGTCAGACGAAATGCTCCTGACCGTTCACAGGTGGTTTGATAACAAGTCCTGCCCGGGCGACTGGCTTTATAACCGCCTTGGTAACCTTGCAAAAAGCGTTACAGACAAGCTCAGTGGCAAGGTTAATAAAGTTGAAAAGCCAACGTTGACTTATCGTGTATTTGCTGATCACAAATGGTACAGCGAAGTAAAAGGTCTTAGCAACATAGCAGGAAGAAAAAAGCAAGCTATTTCGGCAGTTGCAGTAAAGGTCAGCAAGGGCAACATCAAGTACAGAGTGCATCTGCTCAACGGTGACTGGTTGCCTTGGGTTGACGGATACGACATCAAGGACGATATCAACGGCTATGCAGGCATTAAAGGCAAGGTTATTGACGGCTTGCAGGTTGAATTTGAGGGAGTCGGCGATTATAAGGCAACCTACAGAGTGCGTAAACAGGGCGCAGGCTTTTGGGATTGGCAGCACAACACAGAAAAAGACAGCTCACAGGACGGTTACGCAGGTGTGTTTGACACAAAGATCGACGGCTTGCAGATTACACTTACATAACGGAGGTATAAAACAATGAAAGACAATATTATTCAGGCTACTGTTTCAGTAGCTATCGGTGTACTTATATCGTATTTTAATATCTTACTTATCCCAATTCTCGTGCTCATCGCTGTAATGCTTATTGATTATATTACAGGACTGACATCTGCGTACAGAAACGGTGAATTAAAAAGTAAAACAGGTTTAATCGGAATTTTGAAAAAAGCAAGCTATCTCGCTCTTGTGGTTGTTGCGGGTGTTGTCGATTATTTAATCTGCACAGGCTTAGCGGCGGCAAATGTAGATATAGGTGTCACATATTGTTGCGGTTTAATTGTAACGATTTGGCTCATCATCAACGAATTAATCTCAATTCTCGAAAATCTCTCGGAGTTAGGCACACCAATTCCGAAATTCCTTGTAAATATCGTCCGCCGATTGAAAAATACAGTCGAAAATAAAACCGATACAGACACAAAAGAATAAGCATACATAAGTTTAGCCCCTCGGATACCAAAGTGGTATTTGAGGGGCTTTTACTGTGTAATTTACTGTGTAACTTTATTGATTTTAGCTGATATTGTTTGATACCGAAATTCACTCAAAAAGCAAAGGCTGAGTGATTGAAAAACATAGCAAATAAGCCGATTTTTCAGTGCTTATCACAAAAAATAAGCACCCGATTGCTCGAGTGCTTTTGGCGGAGATGGAGAGATTTGAACTCTCGCGTCGGAGTTACCGACCTACTGGTGTTCGAAGCCAGACCCTTCAGCCACTTGGGTACATCTCCATATTAAATTATCGTACTCAACTATTATAACGGCTCAATTAAAAATTGT